TCATAACTTTTAAGCCGTCAAATGGGTCATGTTTCCAACCAAGTTCATTAATTCTATCCTCGTCCATTTTACCATTGAACCACAACCACTTATCTTTAAGTAAAGTGTTATACTTAAATTCATGTTGTTTTAATAATAGAATCTTACTAGATAGTAAGTCTTGATATTTTGCATGTAGTCTAGGGACTTCTAATGATGATTTATCTAGTTCGATATCATCTATTATACAATCCTTTTCCCACAATAATTTAATTTCATCTAAAGTCATAATATACAATTATACCACAAAAAGGGTGTTCTAACTAGTGGTATTTATATCAAAATAAGTAAATCTAAATTCTGCAGTACAAGTCACAGCTTCTGCATCTGAACCCGACCTTAATTCTATCTCACCCAATCCCGTAGGAAAACAGTCATAGAATTTAAAGAATTTATTTGGTAAGTTTTTATTAGTGTTAGTCACTAATGTAATTTGTGAATACTGAATTAAATCAGAATTTATACTTGCTAATTCACCAGTTGAAAGTGTATTAGTGTCAACATAGTCTTTGTAGTCCTTAGTATCTGATATAGGAACAATTGCATTCATCCAGTCATACATTTCTTTGTAGTTCTCTAAGTCTTCATCAACAAGGAATGTGACACTTAGATTACCGAATGTAACTTTATCGCCAGGGAAGTATGCGTCTATACCAACTCTAGAAGGCATAACAGTTTCTAAAAATACCATACTAGGTATATTTACAGATTGGACATAATACTCAACAGTAGGAACTTTATCTATAAGTAATCTAAAGTTATTGTTGTTAAGTAAAGACTTGTTTATGTCAGTCATTTAATTTTAATACTCTCTTGTTTGTTGAAGTGTCCATGTAGTCATTACCTCTATATTCTCTTGTAACTACCTCTTCACAAAGATAACCATCTTCTTCATATAGTGTAGTAATCTTTCTACTAATAACACCTTTAGTTGTTTCTTCCCCATTTGGGAATGCTTTAGTTGACCACGGGCCTTCTAAAACTTTTACTGTTCTTTCAAAATCTGTCATAATTTTTCCTTCTAATTGGGGCGAAATATTTCACCCCACAATACTATTTAGGTTACTTCTCCGTTACAAATTCATTAAGTTGTCTTGCAGTTCTAATAACCTCTTCACCAGTTATTTCTCTTAATGGTAAGGGTTTCTTATCATTAGGGAATGAGTCATTGTGTGCATAGATAGCATCAACTTCTCTTTGGTAGTTACTGGTCAAAAGACCTTCGGATAGGGATAGTAAGTCGGCTCTGATTTCAAAACCTGATTTTCCTTGATTTGACATATTGTTCTCCTGTGTGTGTATGTCGTAAGATTTATTCTTACACTAGTATTTAGGTAGTAAAAAACTTGACAACGGGGTCTATTTTTTGTTATACTATGTATATAATGAAAAAACAAACTATAATTTTTGACGTTGATGGAACTATTGCTGATGTAGAACATAGAAGATATCACGTTACCCAACAACCTACCGACTGGAAAGCATTCAAAGAGGCGACTCAATTTGACACTCCTGTACAGTGGGTTTGTGACCTTGCAAAAAAACATATCGAAGATGGACATGATGTTGCATTCTTCTCTGCAAGAAACGAATCACAAAGAAGTCTTACTGAAGCTCAAATTGATGAGTGGATTGGTAAGGGTCATCAAGGATTGTTCCTTAGACCCGAAGGTGACTACAGACCCGATGAAGTGTTCAAATCAGAACTTGCAGATAAATTCGAAGAGTTTGGTGGTAAGATTGACCTTGTATATGATGACAGGAATAAAGTTGTTGCAATGTGGAAGGCAAGAGGTATCACTGTTGTTCAAGTTGCAGAGGGCGACTTCTGATACTGCAACGTGCCACTGCAAAGCCAAAAAAAAGGGACTCAATTGAGTCCCTTTTAGTATCTCCGAAGAGATTAATCGTAAGATTCTTACAGAATGTTTGAAACAACAAACTTTCTATAGTACTGGTTAGTACCGGCTGATGCCATTCCGTCTGCAGGTGTATTACCTACAAATGGATTTGAAACCATTCCGTATCTTGTTTTAAAGCCGATTTTTGGTTGGAAAGTATTTTCTCCAACTGCACGAACCATTTGTAATGGAACGTATGGGCAATAGAACATACCAGCATCGTATGGATTAGTTCCTCTATAACCTACAGTTAAGTAATCAACACCAGCATATGGGTCGATATAAACTTTAACTCTTCCGTTTAGAATACCAGCAAATGTATTGCCAGTGTCGTCTACGTTTAGGTTAGTTGAAAGAGCAGGAGCGTAATCTAATACACCTGCCATTGAAAGTGCTGAAGCAACGTCTGAAGAACATAAGATAAAGTTACCTTTTCCTCTTCTTGTTTCTTTAGCAATTTTGTTTGACTCTCTTTCGATTTGAAACAATAATCCTTTGAATTTCTCAACAGACCATCTACCGTTAGCATCAACATCTAAGTTGAAAGTACCTGCTGCTGCTGTATCAGCTGCACCAGTTTTTGCTTGAATATTGACATTTCTGACAACTTCACGGTTAATCTCTGCAAGAATTTCTGATGAAAGAATATTTGCAAGTTCTGATTCTGCGTCAAGACCGTGGATTGCTTTAAGGTCTTGTGCAAGTTCTAGTGTGTATTCTGCTTTTAATGCTCTTGACTTGGCAGTAACAGTAGCTTTCTCAATTGAGAAACCCATTTGAGCGAAACCGTTTGATGCTTCAACGTCACCTAATGCTTCTGCAGATGCAGTAGTCATTCCGTTTCCAGTTGTGGATTCGTATGAAGGTGTTGAAGTATCGAATGGGTCTGAAATGTCGTTAGTTCCGACACCGTCAGCAGTTGGGTTAGCAGCTGAAGAGTATCCAGTTCTAACTTCGTCAATTCCCATTGCTTCTGATTTAGCTAATCTTGTTCCTGAAGGATAATCGTTATATCTTGCTTTCATAGCAAAGATTAATCCTGTTGGGCCAGTCATTGGTTGAACTCCGCAAATGTCGTATGCAACGAGATTTGGCATAGCACGTCTAACTAGGGAGATTAAAATCGGATCCCAATTAGATATACCTGTTCCAGTAGCATTTAAAGGTGCTGCTTCTTGCAAGTTTTGCTCTTGTAAAGCTTTTTCTTGGTTCTCAAGAATAACAGCAGTAACCGCACGTTTGTAGTTATCTTCGATTTTTGGCAAATCGGAGTGTTCTAGAATCGGCGACCACTTTTCTTGTAAGTTTTCTGATAAAAACATTTTATTTTTCCTTTAAATTAAAACTTAACCTAATGGTTGAAGTTTTTTGATTGCTTGAGTGTATCTAGACATTGATGGGTCTAACACAACTTCAGATTTTTCAACCTCAAATTCGTTAGCACCTTCAACAACTAGAGTCTCTTCCGTTATCTTTTCACCTTCAGCAGGGAAGTACGCATTCTTTACTTCAGAAATTTTCTCAGCGAAATCTTCTTCAGTTTTGTACTCAACACCTTCTGCAAGTGAGGATAACTTCTCTTTTTGTGAATCAGTCAAGTCTTTCGACGCTTCTGATATCACATTACTTCTCTTAAGAGTTTCTAATTCTTCAACGATGTCCATATTTCTAGAGACCTCACTGTCGAGTTTAGATTCCATCTCATCGAGACGATTTGCGAGTTCATCGATAACATCGTACTTATCTTCAGGAACGTCAACATAATGTTCTACGAACAATGTTTTTAATCCTTCAATAAATCCTTCTGTCATTTCTGACCTCAAACCACGTTCAATTGCAAGTTCGTTTTCTTTCGTCCACTCTTCTGCACAATATGTTAAGTACTTGTCTACACCTTCCGCAAGGTCAGCTTTAACAGTCTCAACTGTGGTTTTTAATTCTGCCTGATACTGAGTATCAAGGTTTTCTTTAATTTCTGCAACTTTTGAAGTCACTGCAGCTTTAAATATTGTTTTTGCTTTTTCAGCATTTTCTTCTGTAAGTTCTAATGCTTCTGATATTGCTGATAGGTCGTCATCTATTTCAATTTCAACAAGAGAAGACTCTAAGTCTGCAGTTAATTCTTCTTCGATTGAATCTTCCTTAACTTCTTCTTTATCTTCTTCTTTCTTAAAACCTTCTAGAACTTTAGCAACTGCTTCTTCGTCCATAGACTTCAAAGACTCTACTACTTTTCTTGCTGTTTCAGCTTTAGTCAAACTTTCGTCAACCTCTTCTTCTGATACTGTTCCCAGTACAGATGAGATTTCTTCCTTAGTCATTTCCTTCATGTTGTTGACGATAGCTTTAATAGATTCCATTTTAGTAGATTTGACTTCGTCTTTTTTAGAC